ACGCCTTTGGGAATGGTAAATACCGGCATGAAGCGAGCATCAGACTCATGGCATGTATGTCAATCAAAAACCCCCCACCAGCCTTTCGGGCCGATGAGGGGCTGCTCCAACAACGGAGCTGTAAGACAAACAACCTATGAGATAATCCGGTGGCCACAATCGCCGAAAAGAAAAAACCCGCAAGCATTTTCACGCCTGCGGGTCTGTGAATTATTAGCTCGATTACGAGCAGATGATGGTGGTCAAAGCGCCGGTGCAACGACGGAAGATAATCGTCATGCCCTGGTTAGTGAAGATTGGCTCGGGAGCATGAATGAACTCAGCATAGTGCTGACCCTTCTTCTCCAGAGGATCGGCACAATCCACATCGAGCTTGTAGGCACCAGTCACCCACTGCCACTCGCCCATGTAGTTGGTCGGCATCCAGCTCAAATCACCAACGCGGTTCACAGGACGCACGATGTGCGACTTGAACACATACGGGGTGACAACGAACGCAGCCTCGTACGGAGCAGTCACCCAGCTTGAGTTGACGCTGAACACAGTACCCTTGGTGCCGCTGGCGCTGGTAAACGGCTGAACCAGCGTGTACTTGCCACCAGCGTAGGTGTAGCGGGGCGGGAACAGATTCGGCACATGCCGGAAGTTCTTAATCACCCGATTCGCGCCAATGCGCTTGAGCAACTCAGCGCCGCTGCCGCTGCCCATATCAGCCTGACGCAGATCCTCACGGAACGCGGGGTTGTTCTGAGCGATGCGCTGAGAAGCCTCCAAGCCGATATAGAGCGGGAACACCGGGCCGTCGCTCGAATAGCTGATGAAGCCAGAGCTATCAGGATTGGTAGCGCCGTTGCGGATCAGCGTGGCAGCAGCCACATCGAGCATCTCCTGAGTCAGCTCGGAGGTGGACTGATTCAGAGCCTGACCAGCGGAGCCGGTCTGAATCCAGGGCAACTCATTCACGCCAGACGGAATCGTCTCAACCTGAGTGAAGGACGAGTCAGCCACGGCCTTGATGGCATACTTGGCGAACATATTCTGGTAACGGGTTTCCCAAGAACGTTGAGCGCGGATGGAGAGCTTCTCCAAGTACACGCGCAAGAACGCCTCGACGCGATGGTCGAAGGTCAGATCGTCCTTACACAAGAGCGGACCTTTGAGGGCAAAACGCTCAGGACTCCAGGTGACGGCATTATAGCCGACCGGAACGTCATTGTAGGTGACATCGCAAGCGCCAGCGTTATCGCCGGGATTGCCGCTGGCGAGCGTGATGGCCGACCACTCTTCAGCCGCAGTCGGCTCGATGGAGGTGGTGGTGAACGAGGTCTGGGTCAGACCAGTACCCTGGGGATACTCGCCGCGCTCAATCATGTTGAGCCACATCGAGCGGTACGAGGCGCGTTTGTAAACGTCCTGCGCGAGCGACTCAGTAGCCACCGCGAAGGCGTTGAAGACATTAGGACAAGCCATGAGATTATGAAATTAAACCGACGTTATCTGCGTTATGGTTGGCCATCCATCCACCACACGGTGGCTGATTATCCAACCTGCTACACGCGGAGTGTCATTGCCGCTTAGACGGTTTTGCGATGGCTGACCAAGCCTCCGCCTTGCTTAAGGTCGTTACGCGCACTGACGCATAAGGGCGACTAAAGTGTCAATCACAATTAGTAAACTCATCGGTCAGCTCCGACTGCTCCGCCATGTAGCTCTTGTATCCACAGAGTAGGCCAAGTTTATGAGGTTGGATGATATGCTCCTTCGCGATGACTCCACGGAATGTGTACGGACCTGGAAAGGTTCCTGTCATCAGAGCGTAGAAGTCCACTCCGTCGGTTTTCGATCCTTTGCGCGCATCGACCAATAGCTTTCCATTGTCATACTTGGTCGTTTTTACATCGATGCGAAATCCCGGTGGTGGCGGGACAAGCGCGTCGTAAAGCGGATGCGGAGGATTACGATCCGTATCCAGATCAGGATAAACATTGAACAGCTTGCAGAAAGCCAGCTCGCCGCAGATTCCCTCAAGATCGACCGTATGCGGATCTTCCGCGCTGATCTTCAGGTTCACCACATTGAAATATCGATTCTTACCATTTCGATTCTTGGCTACGAAATTGGCGAGCTTACGCTCCGCTGTTGATAGAGAAATACTTTGACCAATTTTGATTTTGTTTAACATGGTCAAAAAGGCGGAAAATTTTTGAGGGGGGTATCGTAAACGAAGCCCACCCCCAAAAGGGGGCTGTACCCTGCCAGTCCCCATCGCCTATTCCCCGGCCGAAAACAATCCTTTTCTGTCATTAGCAAATCTAATGCAGACTATCACTTTCCCTGCGATGCACAAGGTGTGTTATATTTACTTTGTTTCGGATTCGTTCGTCACGTTCACTTCGAATGACCGATCCGGCATTTGACCGAGTAAATTGATTGAGACGGACGCTTGCTCTCCAGTTTCAGACCATCCGAAAACCAGTGCGCTACGCTTCGCCACGCTCCCAAGGATTTGCTCCCGTGTGGATTCATCACGAATACCGTCGAGGTCGTACCCGTTGACACGTTCAATCGTTGCAGCTGCATCTTCCGCCAGTTTGCTGCGGACGATTGCGGACAACGCTTCCAACGATTGGGTTTTCTTTTCAGTGCAAATCGTTTGCATTTGCGCCTTAACTTTTGTGATTCCCTCACGACTGGCGCGAGTCTGTAGCGTTGCCTGCGAAAGTTGCAAATCGTTTGCAATTGCTTTCCATTCCATTCCCGCAAGATAAAGACTCTTTGCCTGCTCCCACTTTTCTTTGTTCACGCTCACTTTGTCCCACAAAGTATGCCAAGTCAGCAAACAAAAAGACCACTACATATTGTGTCCTCTCAACCAAGACACCACTACATCTTGTATGCCACTTTATCGTTAAATTTCGCATTTTGATTTCGTTTGAGGGTAAGGACAGCACCCACTTTTCCCATCTAAACGCTGTCCACTTCAACCCCCTCCCCATGTTCTCTCAAAATAAATCAAAATAAATCTTGCAACCGACAGGTTTTCGGCCCATAGTGTCCACGTGAAAAGCAAACTCCGCCGCTCAACCAAGCTCAACCGTGTTGTTCAGATAATCGTCTCAACCCCCGGTCATCGAATCAGCCGTTTCCAGGCCGCTGAAATCGCAACCCACTTGTTGGCGTCGAATGATTGGAGCTTAGAGGTTGCATCGTATCTGGCATCAAACCCTTACCGTTTCGGATCAACCGTCACTTGGTAACACCCCACACTGTCCCCAGATGAAACGCTCCACCCTGAAACGCTTGGCAATCGCCGCCTTCATTATCCTTTCAATCCTTGCAATCGGCATCGCCGAATCCGTTCTCAACCTCACTCCAAACCACTAAACAAATCCCATGAACTATCCCGAAACTATCCCCGCCACCTATTCCGCCGATTCCGCCTTGGAGCGTGCCTATCGAATGGGTTGGAATCACGGCCATGGAATCGCTTGCCATAATGTCCCGTCAATCGGAGATTCCATCGATCGTTCCGTCGATTGGATTGGCCTTGGCAAAACCGTCACGCCGGAAAATATCGCAGATTATCACGAGGCGCTTTGCTTTGCTGCGGAAATCAATTCCCGTGAGTATTCCCCCTTCGAATTCGTTGCCCATGAACTCAACGAATCGGAGGATTCCGAATCGCTTTGGCAAGCATTCGAATCGGGGATTGCCGACTCAATCCGCAACGATTTGAAGTCCTATTCCTACGCTGAATTGGTCTGAATCCTGAACCACTGGTTTTCTGAAATGGAAACCAGAATTCAGCATTCAAACTCAATCAAATCAAATCCCATGAACAAATCCGAAGAGATTCAAATCCTTATCGCCGCCGCCGATAGTCTCGGCTCCAACAGTTACTGCGGGGCATGGTTGCACGAACAAATCCCATTCATCGAATCAGACATTCGCTCAGACTTCGCGCCTGGAATCCTAGCTTCCGCATCGATTCAGGATTGCGCGCGCCGTTGCGCGGAAATGCGCGCCGATGCCATGCGTGAGCGTGACAAGATTATCTTAGATGCGCGCAACGAGGCGGAACGAATTATGGATTCCGCATTGAAACTGGCTGATTCGATTCGTTCCGGCCTCCGGCGTGACATTGAATCCGCTCTCTACAAAATCGAGAAGTTCTGATTCCCCGCGCTTCCCTATCGGCGACGGTAGGGAATGGCGGCGAATTAAAGCCGAATAAATCAAATCAAATCCCATGAAACCCATACTTTACCTTGCGCCACAATCAAAAGTCCGTCGCACCTATCCCCGCGCCAATGAATCCGCGCACTACGTTTCCGGCGATTCCCCGGAACCAATCGTGAAGCTTTACGGTTCAATCGAGCGTGGTCAATGCCATGCTGAATTGACAAGCGGCGAATACCTTACGGTTCCGACGGGCAAAGGATTTATCCTATCGGCCCATGAAGTCGAAACGTCCGCCATGCTCGCCGCCCGATAATTTCAACGCATCAAATCCCATGATCCTAATATCCCGACCCT